GAAGCGGATTGGCACGCTGCGCAACCTGCACAGCCTGAGCCTGTCATCACACACGAGCCCATCAACGACGAGCTGCAGACTGGCGACAGTCGGCTGCTTGGTGGCCCTATGAGCATCAAATCACCATGGTCAGACTGACCGACCTGTTCCGGTACTACAAACACGGCACGCCACATCAAATGGCGGCTGTCTCTGAGCTTGAAGCAGAGCTGCTAAAAGCTGCGCCAGAACTGTTTAATAAGGACCAGCCGTGGTACAAGACATGGCAGCAAGGCGGCAAGCTGCACAGCTACGACGCGGCATCTAAGCTCATCCGCGAGTTTGAAGGGTGTCACCTATCGGCTTATCCCGACCCGTTGAGCGGCGGAGAACCGTGGACCATCGGCTATGGCACGACGCGCTACAGCGACGGTCGCAAGGTGCAGCGCGGGGACAAGATCACCATTGTTGATGCCAACCGATTGCTGGACCTAGAAATTGAACGCATTGCTAGCAAGCTCCGCAGCACGGTGCCGTTCTGGAATGCCATGACCGGCGACAAGCAATCAGCGCTGATTAGCTTTGCCTACAACCTAGGCAGTGGTTTTTATGGCGCTGTTGGGTTTGAGACCATTAGCAAACGACTGAAGGCAAAGGAGTGGTCGCAGGTGCCTGAGGCGATGCTGCTGTACCGCAACCCTGGCACCAGCGTGGAGGCTGGTCTGCTGCGTCGCCGGCAAGCAGAGGGTCGCTTATGGGGTATTGAGTCACAGACCGCCAAGCTGACGCCCGCAAGTCCGTTCTCAGCACGCATTACGCCACACATCCGCATCGGTGAATTTGCACTGGACCAAGAAGCGCGGCGGTTTGACCACCAGCATCAAGTAGATACTGCTGCTGAACTGGCAGCATTCCTAGAGCGTGCTCGTGCCGCATTCGGCGGCAAGCCGCTCATCATCACCTCGGGTTACAGGCCACCAGCTATCAATCGCAGCGTCGGCGGCGCGTCTGGCAGCGAGCATCTGTTTAATGCTCCCAACGTGGGAGCCGTTGACTGGTACATCCAAGGCGCTGACATTTACGCATTGCAGGACTGGTGCATCAAGCATTGGCCGTACAGCACAGGCCTAGGCGCTCCCAAAGGCTTCATCCACACAGGTATCCGTGCTGGCAGGCCGCGTCTCACTTGGCCCTATTAGACTGCTGTGTAAGCCGCTACCAACGGCATGGCGATTACCGCGACACGGCTATCGCCAGAGCTGCTAGAAGTGCGCATACCTTACAACGGCTTCAAAGAGCAGGCGACCTTTCTGTTGGCGTCTGACATCCACCTTGACAACCCGAAGTGCGACCGCAAGCTGCTGTTGCAGCACCTTGACGAATGCCGTGCTGTCAACGGCAAGGCGATGTTCTTCGGTGATGTGATGTGCCTGATGCAAGGCAAGAAAGACCGCCGCGGCAGCAAAGGCGACATCAGGCCTGAGCATTTAGGCGGCAACTACTTCGACCTTGTGTTCCGCGAGTCAGCAGACCTGCTCAAGCCTTACGGCGACATGATTCTGCTGATGGGCGACGGTAACCATGAAACTGCTGTCCTGAACAACCAAGAGATCGACCCACTAGAAAACGTAGTCCGGCTGATGCGCAACGATGGCGCCATCACCGAACACATGGGCTATCAAGGCTTTGTAAGGTTTGTGTTTGAGTGCGCTGCCGGCGGTGGCGTCAGGCGCTGCATGTTGTTCTTCCATCACGGCGCATGGGGCGGCATCGTCACCAAAGGCACCATGGGGGGCGGTCGCTATTCGCAAATAGCACCCGACGCTGACATCGTCCTAAACGGTCATAATCACGAGCGCACCATGGTTGCGCATCCGTGCTACCGCATCGACGCTAACGGCAAGGCATGGATTGAGCAACGCTGGCACCTGCAGACCGGCACCTACAAGCAAGAGTTTGGCGCTACAGGCGGTTGGGCGATTGAGCGCATCGTGATGCCTAAGTCACTTGGTGGGATATGGCTAACGCTACAACCACGAAAGCGTGGCGGCGTTGACATCTCTTGCAGGCCAACGGTATGAGGCAGTACGTCCTAGAGATTGAATACACCATCGTCGTCGAAAGCGAAGGTGAAGACCCGGAAGAGGTATCTGATGATTTCGTGGCGCGGCTCACCGAGTTAGCGCCGTCCAACGATCATGTCCTGGGCCTCACGGTTCAGGTGCTACCCATCCCAGAACTGCGTGGATCATTCGATTGATGGCTCCAACCTCATACCAAAACGTAATGCAAAGCAGCAGTTCAGAAAGCAAATTTTTGAAGCATGGGACAACGCCTGCGCATATTGCGGCGTGCCGGCTGACACGTTAGACCACGTCAAACCACGCCATAAAGGCGGTGCCACAGTTGCTTGCAACCTTGTACCGGCGTGCCGTAATTGCAATCGCCGCAAAGGCAGCGAAGAATGGCAAACGTGGTTTAGCCGTCAAAATTCATGGACTGTAGATCGAACGCTAAAGATTCAGGATTGGTTGGCCGATTGAGCATCTGATGATAAAAAATTAACGCCTGCCACGCTTGCCTATGTTCGCGGCACATACCATTGCAACAAACTCTCCACACATCCTGATGACGGCTGATTGTTGGTTCCGACATGACCAAGAGGGGTATCTTCTAAGGGGTTGCTCATCAGCATACGAAGGCGGTTCATGCCGCGGCGTTCCATATTTTGCAATCTGGTTTTGCTGATGCCCGTTTGTTTCTCAAGCTGGCTCCAAGTCACAGGCCTTGCAAGGCTTCTGGCTTTTATTATCTGTTGTGTTGTCACGTCAAGATACTTTTCGCAGCAATCAATTAGTTCTCTAATTTCTTGCCGTGTTTCTACTATTTCGTTTTCATATCTAGGGTCTGCAATATTGTCACCAATGCAGGTGTTTTCGGTATCAGTGACTTTTTGGTCAAGGCTTGTAACCCTATAGGCTTGTTTCATTAAATATGACAGTTCTTCTGTATCCATCTCTAGGGTGTCAGCAATTTCGGCAATCGTCGGTTGTCGTCCAATTTTGTGGCTTAACTCATGTGCGGTGCGACCTATTTTGTATAGCATCTCATGCAGGCTGGTTGGCAGCCTGATGATGGCATCATGCTGAATAAGCGCTCGTGTGATACCTTGGCGAATCCACCAATACGCGTAAGTCGAAAACTTATATCCACGTGATGGGTCGAATAACTCCACCGCACGGGCAAGGCCGATATTACCTTCCTGGATGATGTCCATTAGCTCAAGCGTCTTGTTGTTGCGCTTGTCGTATTTGCGGGCGACATGCACTACAAGCTGCAGATTGGACTGGATAAACCGCTGCCTAGCGCGTTCACCGCTGCGCAGTTCGCGGCGCTCGTCGTTGGTAAGTGGTCTGTTGCATTGCTTTAGCTCTTGCCATCTGGCGACACGTCTGCCGAGCTGTATCTCTTGCTGCGGCGTAAGCAGCGGGTATTTGGCAATACTGTTGAGATAGTCTTTGATGCTATCGGCCATGACGAATCCGCTGGTTCACACAATGGAAGCGCAGTTCCATGGCGCTGCCAACGCTAACATGTTGCGCCAGCTACATGCAGCAAAGGATTGGAACGCACTGCTGGAATATGCGCTATTGCTGGCCGAACAGGAGGCCAGCCAGCGGTCGCAAATCAAATGGTTAGTTGGCGAAGCCATGAGGTCATGCAGCAGCGTCGAGTCTTGGCACTTGGCCGCGGCTAAGGAATTGCTTGGACGCGGAGACTAGTTTGTCATTGTTGTAGTGACCCACTGCGCCGTAGCTCAGTGCCGGTTTGGCGCTCATTCGGAAAAACACCATTTGGCCAATCTTGAGCCCTGGATAAATCGGCAACGGCTGAAGCTGCCGTGCATTTTTCAGTTCTAACGTCAGCGTGCTGCCATGCCATCCTGGGTCTGCGTAACCAGCATGAAGGTTCTCGTAGCCCTCACGCGCACGGCTCGACTTAAGGAAGAACAGGCCAGCGATGTCTTCCGGCATATGGAACACTTCCATCGTCTGCGCAAGGATGAACTGTCCCGGTACAAGCTCGTACGGATGTTCGACGGTGTATTTGCTGATATCAAGCGGAATCATTTGGTGCCCTTGGACCGATTCCAGCATGAT